TTGATGATGGTCTACAAAATACATATCATCTACGATAAGATGATCCCACAATTTTTTAGGTTTGTAATCAAAAACTTTTTTAGGTAATATATCTTTACACATTCTAATACCACCAGCAGTCATAGAAAATGCTAATGTTTCATTATCTCTTTTTTTAAAATATTCTTTTACAAACTCATTATTTAAAGTATAATCTGCTGGATTTAGTACATCTGATTGATGAGCATATGCCTCAGCGTGATAAGGTAGATTATGTTTAAATCTAGTATGTCTTTCTCTTTGATTATGCCACACACCGTCATATGTATTATGGTCGTGTAAGTTTAATGCAACAGCAAATATTTTAGTCATCTATTGGTTCCAACTCATCTTGTAATTTTTCTGATTCAGTTAATAACTTTGCATATTTTCTCATAGGAAAATGACCTTTAGGTTGTACCCATTCAGTACAAGTCTTACAATAACTTTCATATTTAAATAATTGAAAATTCATCATCTTATCTATATTTTCTTTTGTCAACTCAAACATTCTGGACAATTCAGTATTATTAGCAAACTTCTTACTACAATGAATAATCTTTTTCTTTTCAAAATCAATAACAGGTACCATAGGAAAGGCGGCACACATCTTCCTATCTATTTCAGTTGCTTGTAAAACATCTGTAAACTCTTTAGACCTGCCATTAAATTCTTTCCACATAGTATTTTTATGTTCTAGTTTTTTTACGACATCTGGATACTTATGATTCCACGCAAAGTAATTAGGCGTCTTTACTACAACATTATAATTATTATAATCATTCTCTGGTATGTAATCAAAATTACCTAGTTTCTTAACTTCATCCTCATACCAGTCTAATATGTTATGTTCAACATACAATATATCCTTATCTTCTAATATGTGTGGATATCTTTTTCTAATAAAAGAATTAGATAATACTGATACAACAAAATTAGGATACTTTTTAATTTCATTAATAACATCATCTAAATTTTTAATTAGGCCTGGCTCACCACCTAAAAGATTAACTCTTACTTTATATTCTTTTAGGAACTCTAATGTCTTTTTTAAAAAATCCATATCTACGGTCAAGTTTCTCATCTCTAAAGTATAACTTGTACAATAGTGGCAGTCTTTATTACAAGACATTGATAGAAAAAAATCTATTGCTAAATAATTATCTTGTATCTCTTGTAAGGTTTTCATAAAATTTATTAAATGCTATTTTCAATTTTCTTTTGTCTTTAAATTCAACTTCTTCAATATATTCTGGTGTTTGATAAGTCTTCTCTATAATATAATCGTAAATATCTTCCGTGGTTTCATTGACTAGACTTTTATCAAATATATCATCACCTATTAGTTGTTTCATACTAACTAAAAATCTATTATCTTCTTGTTCTAAAAATATTAAAATAGTATTAATAACTTTATCTACTTCTATTGGACTCATATATGCGTGTATAGGTAATGTCAATATACTATCACAAACAATCTTACTAATAAATGTACTATCTTTTTTATGTTCTATATCTCTATACATAATGTTTTCAGACAATGGTTTATCATAATGTACCTTTGCATTAAGTTTTTCTTTTAATCTATCTCTTACTTCTTTATTCTGTAATCTAATAACATATTTGTGATAGTTATGGTTGAGACCATTTGTCGTAGGTTGTATGGTTACATAATCTTGTAATGCCTCATCATATTGTTTTGCTATTGATTGTCTTTTAGATTGCCATTCTCTCATTCTTTGTAATCTATAATCTATAAACTTAGCATTAAGTAATAACATCTTTGAGTTATATCCTAATACTTCATTGTTGCCGTGTCTTCTTAACTTCTTAAATAATTCTGCTTTGTCTTTGTCATCTGTTAAGATTGCCCCACCACCTGCTATACCAGCAACAACTTTATTTGCATTGAAACTTAATGTACTAATATCTCCTATTGATCCTGCTTTAACATCATTTAAACTAGAACCTAAAGACTGAGCAGCGTCTTCTATAAATGCAATATTCTTTTCTTTACAAAAATCTATTATCTCTTTTGTATCAGACATATTGCCGAATAGATGAGGATAGACAATTGCTTTTGTTTTATCCGAGTACATTCTTTTGATACTATCTAAAGACATATGATAATTTAATATATTAATATCACAGAATACAGGTCTTGCACCTACCATAGATATACAAGACGCAGTTGATATCCAAGAGAAATTAGTTGTTAATACTTCATCATCTGGTTTAAGATTTAAACTTATTAATGCAAAGTGTAAAGCGTCTGTTCCATTACTACACGCAACAGCATATTTTCTTCCTGTTATTCTTGTAAGAGATTTTTCTAAAAACTCTACATTTTGTTCCTGTTCTTGTTGCATAACATCATCAAAGAGTTTTAGATAATCTTGTTTGTTAAATAGATATTCTTTTTTATAACCGTTCATATATAAACTCCGCTATCTTTTCTTGTCCTTTTGCATTTGGATGACTATCTTGTTTTGATACATCATATTTTTTGCTCTCATATCCACCTAAAACTTCTTGTTTAATATTAAAACCACCTAAACTTGTATCAGTAGGCCAACCTATAAAATCATCATCCATCAAATTAAAATAAGGACTTTTGTGTACAGCTTCTAATAACTCTTTTCTTTTTTCTGTTTTTTCTTTTTTTAATCCTGTTATAGGATCATAAGTGTAACCACGAAATAAATGTAGCATTTGAAAATGTTTAAGAGGAATTTTTTTACTCTTACATACTTCCTGAAGACTATAATAATATCTTAAACTTTTATTCACATAAGCATACATATCATTATCTCCAATTCTTCCAATTACTTTATTACAATAATCAGCGTTATTATGCCATACGTGAAGGTATGGATTTGATTTCATATGTGTACGCCAATCTTTTCTTTGACTTTGTGACCAACCTGCTAAAACTATTCCTATATTATCTCTTTTAGAAATTTCATCCAACAAAGAAGAATAGATATATTCATTACCAGAGCCTGACCGACCAAGATTAATACAATTCATATTTAATTTTTTTGCTAGTAACTCTGGCCACATTGGCCATCTAGTATCCATCTCAGGATGAAAATCACTTGTAAAGTTTTTATCAGTAAAACTACAACCACTAGCTAATAATATTTTTTTCATATTCCTGTTTCTTTGTCAACTAAAATTGGATTGTTTGACATATAAGTATCTTCAATAAGTTTTTCACTTTGAATATTAATCTTGTATTCTATACCCAATAATTTCATTGCCATAACTCTATGTTTTCCATCTATTATATAATACTTATCTTCGTTTAAAGATTTGATACATTGTATTGGATCACATAAACTATCATCCCAATTGTTTTTTAATTCGTGTACTCTATCATAATCAATATTTTTTTGTATAGATTTATCAATCCATAAGTTATCAACTAAATTTTCTAATTCTCTATGACACAAAAAAGGTTCTCTCTGGTCGTTTATAAGTTTAATTAAAACATTTAAGTTATCTTTATAAATCTTTCTTGTAGGCATAGGTCTATTCCAATATACCATACCACCATCTTTAATATCTTTACTTCTAACATAATCTACATTTTTACCTAACCATTTAAACTCTACAAACAATCTAGGTGCAGGATCAAAATTAGGTTTTGTATATACATATGTTTCAAATTTACCTAGTATATTATCAATAGGTGCAAATAGATTATTTAATTTAGGATTAATCCACTTCTCATTATAAGTTACAATACCGTGATCTGGATATTTGTGTATGTGTTTTTCTATTTCTTTATAGTATATTTCATTTGTACCTAAAAATAAATGTTTATATTGAATATTCCGTTTTACAGGTTTATATAAATCAAAAAGAATTATCTTTTCATATTGCGTACCTACGCCATTAGGATAAACATCAAAGTCGCATAAGTCATAAACTTTTTTAGGTTTAAAATATTCCAATGCTAAAGGATATTCTTTAGGATGATTTTCTGAATATACTGCTATAATTTTATTGCTAAATAGTAAATGTAGAGATAACTTTTGATATGTCTTATAACTCTTTATATCTTTGTATGCTAAAGTTATCATACTTCTACCTAACACTAAAGTTATTTCATCTGAACCTGGTGTATAATCATCAAAGATAATATTTTTGCAAAACTTATATTGGTCATTGATTGACTTGATATATTCTTCGTTAGTGTGTTTTGGATTGGGTATAATAATTAATTGTGATTTAATACCTAAGGCATTTAAGGCACAACAATGCTCATAACTATATCTTAATAGACCATCACCAGGTTTGCTTGTACATACTATATTAATCATATATTATTATATCATATTTTTGTTAAAAAATCAATGCTATGACGCTATTCTATGGTTATCCTGTGCATAAGGCGTTTATCCATTCTTTCAAAGGCGTGTCTTTTGTGTATTGTTAACCATTGTTCACTTAAAACTAAATCTCCGTCTTTCCAATGATGATCGTATCTATACTTGTCTTGCAATATGTGTGTTTTTAAATACTCAAATAAGTCTTTAGGTATTCCATCCATTATTTGATTGAAAGGAAAAAACAAACCTACTTGACCATATTCGTTTGTATAAACTAAATCATAACTTAATTCTTTATTATGATGTTCAAAAAATGTAGGGTCGTCTGTATAACCACCTTTTTTAAATCCACAAGTGAATTTGATTTTACTACATTGTTTTTTAATGTCTTCAGGTAAATCTTCATAAGATTTTTTATTATCAATCCAACTAGTTATACTACCTTCACTACCTTTGGCTGCATAAATCCAAACAAGGGATGCTCTATCTTTATCACTAGGTTTATTTGCGTGCCAATCTAATGTTTCTTTATGTCCAAACAATGCGCCTTTAGTTACGTGCATAACTCCTTCAGCTTCAACATTAAACTTTTTTGCTAATTCTTCTTGTCTTTGATTTATAGGTTTTTTTACTTTGCCGATAGTTTCTGCTAAACGCATTTCTTCTTTAGGTGTAATCTGACCTAAATTGGTTACATATATTAATTTTGTAAATATTTCTTCTCTAGTTATATTAAAGTTTGTGGACATAAGCTCTGGATAATAATCTCTTTCCTGTTACATTCTTATTAGGTGTTCTTCTATGTAAACAAGTTAAGTTATTTGACATAACCATTCTTCCTGTTTTCCATTCTATTTCTTCTATAGGATTTGAAAATACAGCGTCTTTCAATTCCTTTATTTCATCTTCAGGAGCGCTTGATAACGGACACCATCTTGTATAATATCCAATATCATCTTTTAATATAAGATTTCTTTTACCTTTATATGTTCTTTTTAAGTATAGTCTTTTATGTGATTCTTTTTCAAACTTAAAAAAAGAACCTTCTTCTATTGAATTTCTAAAATCATAACCTTCAACATAATCAATATATTTAAGAGCAACACTTTCTGGAATACGAGTTGATATGTATTGTGTTGATGGACAATTATCATCAGCGTATTCACACCATAGTGCTTGCCATTTAGGTTGGTTTTCTATTTGAAGTCCGTCTTGGTGCCATATTTGTTCAGTAACTTCTGAAGTTTGTTTATTAGTTATTTGTGGTAAATCAATTTCTGTATCTACTTTACCATACTTAACCAATTCTTCTATAAATTGTTCTTTAGTGTGTATATTATCTATGATTTGAGTATCAGACATACTTCCTGCTTTGTGTTTCTAATTTGATGGAGTCCTTCAAGTCTTTTAAAATACCAACCTTTTGGTAAATGTTTTTTAGCTTGTTGAATAGTTAACTCCATAGTTTTACCTCTTCTTTTATATAATTCAGTAGACCAAAATAATTTTTTAAATCCAATTTCTTCAGCGACTTTAATTTGAAAGGGTGCTAAATATTCCCACAAATACCTAACTCTTTTTTCTCTTAAAGCGTATTGTCTATATTTAGGCGTAACATAATATCTGCTATTAACTCTTGCTGTGCCATCATACCAATTTTGCAATCCACTAAATGCTACTATATCATCTTCATACATAACCAAATTAAAGGTTAGCATATCTTGTAGTCTTAAATTTTTTAATGTGTAATTGTTTTTTAATCTATCACTACTTTTTTGTATATCATCTAATAACCATTGTGGTGGTGTATCTTCAATTACTCTAAACATTATGTAAAATATCTTTCTATTATAAAACCTGATATATCATATTTATCAAGGTAAATTTTCTTTGGATTTCTATGATGTTTGTCGTGCCAACCTTCACCAGCTGTTAATATATTAATAAACATATTCTCAACAGGTTTATTATCTCTATGACCTAAAGCATTAAATGATCCATATCCAATATGACCTAATATGTAAGGTATTAAAACTAATATTAAAAACAATTCTAAACTTATTAAAAGAGTTATAACAGCGAATGATATGTGTAAAGTTTTCCAATGTTTATGAAAAAACATAACACGAGGATTTTTTAATACATCTTTTATATAAGTTTTAGGTATTCTATCCACGTGCCAGTTATTGAAAAATACATTCCAGAAACCTTTGTGTGTTGGAGAATGAGGATCGTTTTTTGTATCAGAATATTTGTGGTGCATCCTATGAGCACCAATCCAACCTAGTGGTGATTTAACACCTGCTAACATAGATAGAAATAGACTTATAGTTTCAAAAGTATTTGATACTTTTTTAAATTGTTTATGTGAAAAATATCTATGTAGACCGATTGTAGGTCCAAAGATTGCTATAATTTGATACCAAACAAAACCTAATAATAATATAATAAAGATACTCATATCTATTTACTAAATTAAACTTCGGAATGTGTAATAGTTAAAGTTATTCCGTGAGACTCATTATAAGCTCTTCTAAAATTTCCGTCTTCAATTTTTCTTGGATCTGCTAAAAATTCTGTACGATCTGAAGCGGAAGCAAAAGTTTCCTCAAAGGTTTTTGTATTGCCATCATAATTTGATGAAATGTTTTCTATTTTTCCACTATCTACAAATTCCTTATGAAGTTCTTTTAATGAATCCGTAGAATCATAAAATTCTTTATCATCTGGTTTTACGCTTACTAATTTTACTTTTATTGCCATAACACTATTTATACTCCTTTTACAAACAATTTTTTGTGTACAATCTCACTTATAGATGTACCAAAATATTTATTAGGTTTAAGTTTATCTGTTTCTTTATCGTAATCTAACCAAGGTGTCAATCCTATTACAATATTAATTCTAGGTTCTTTTGTTTCTACTTTTTTTATTATAGTAGGTCTGTGAGGTAATCTTGTATTCCACAAGTATGCTTTGCCTACTTCTAATTGATATATTTTATCTTTCCATTCTATAGCATATTCATCACTAGTTTGTAAAGGTATATTAACTCTTAATAATTGACAAGTAGGTTCATCTATATGCCAACCTCTATCGTTAGGTTCTTCTTCATATCCAAAAATATATGCAACTCTACTCCTAGATATATGAAAATTAAATCTATCTAAAAAGAAACCTAGATGTTCTTGTATTGTTTCATCTATCTTTCTAAAACCGAATGTATCGTAGTAAGTATTTTTTAATTTGCTATAATCACCAATTTCCTCATTTTCTAAACTAAAATACTGATCTAGTAATGGTGATCCCCAAACTTGACCATATCTACTTTCAGATTTATCAAAAAATGTAGGGTTATAAGTTAGACCAAAACCTTTATATTTTTGAGATGATTGATGTTTAGTTCTCCAACTTGTAAGTCCTACTAGACTTTCTATTTCTTTAACACCTTTTAGTATTTTATCTGCTGGAGGAAGGCCTAATTCTTCTAAAGTATATTCATTCCAACCAAAATCATCTTGTTTTTTGTCTGCTTTTTCAAAATAAGAAATCACTTCATTTATCATATAACCTTATTTATGTGGTATAAATATACCTATATATTATAACAAAGGAGTATATAATGGCTATATTAATAGACGGAAAAACATATGACGAAACATCTTTTAGCATAGAGTTACGAAATAAAATCGTAGCTAGGCAAGAGATTGAAGCGTCAAAAGTAAGACACAATGTAGAATTGGAAAAAATTGGAGTATTGACTGAATTTTATAATAAGAAAATACTAGAATTAATGGAAAAAGAGAAAGTTCAACCAATAAAAGACGCAGATGGCAGCAATAGCTAATTTAATAATAGATCAAGGTGCTAATTTTAGTTCGGATGTAACCGTAAAAGACGCAAACGGAAACGCATTTGACTTAACTGGCTATACGACACAAGCCAAAATGGCAAAAGGTTATGCGTCAACAAGAACAAGAACATCTATGACTTCAGTAATTGCTACAGACGCTACTTCAGGAGTAGTTGCTTTGTCAATGACGGCAACTCAAACAGCAGCTTTAGACGCAGAAAGATATGTCTATGATGTAGAGATTACAAAGACTGATACTGGTACGGTAACTAGAGTAATTGAGGGGTTAATAACGGTCAGACCCAATGTAACTACATAATAAAAGTATTATAAATATAACAAAAGAGAGAGGTTTATGGCAAGTATTACAGCGAAAATTAA